CCACAGTATAGACGACCTTATTGCCGTAGTTACGGCTATGCATACCCTCGTCATCGGACTCGATCCACATCTGGTACATCTTACCCTCGTTAAGTAGCCATAGCGCCTTACAGGCGGCTAGGTCGGCCATCAAGCCGTGAACCTTAGATACCCGCTCCCGGTGCGCCTGGAGAGTCTCATCGTCGGCAGAGGAGTAGACAAAAATCTCCAGTTTGACATGGTAGTTACCAAGGTTAGATGCACCAAGTTCCCTGGGGGCAGAAGCCTCGTTGGCGTAGACAACAATGCTCGGCATAGAGCGGAGGCTGTCCGTGATACCCTTTACCACATTGGTATCGGTGATATTGGCCGCGAGGTAGGCCGAGAATTTGTCCTCGATGATGGATCGGATTAGGGCGCTCATTAGGTGATGTTGAATCCTGCCCCAACCCCCTGGTGGGTGGCAAGGTGATAAAGCATATTGGCGTTGCCGTTCTTTACGAGGCGCTGGTACATCTCCTCGCGCATAGAGTAGGCTCGGTAGTTAAGGGCTAGACGGAAGCCGTCCCCGGTGGATCGGTGAAGCCTCTGGACTTTATTGCCAACTGTAATGGCGGGGCGCTTGGGGTCTGCCAGTTGATCTACGAGCGTACCAGTATTCCATTGGTTACCGCGAATCCAGTAGCCTACATTCTTCATCCTACCCAACTGGGAGCCTACTGTGAACCACCCGGCCTTGAGACGGCCAACATGGGCTTCCACGCGCTTGGAGTACGCCTTTACCTCGGCGCCATCGTCATCAACCACATAACGCTTACCATACTTGATAGCGGCCTTCATGTTCTTGAAGTAGTCGGCCGTGGTGTTGCCGCCACGCTCGCGCTCATGGATGCTCTTGATGTTGCTGGTCTTTCCGTAGGTAGATAGGTCAATCAGCCCAGGGCTGATTTCGGCGTTGGCGATGGCAAAGTCCCACTTCTGAAACTTAGTCCAAAGGCTGGACATACCGCTAGAGTCCTTCAGCCAGTCTGGAAGCATAGGGTTGGACAACTTCTTACGAGCGCGTAGCCAAGCAGAGAAGACACCCTCGTTTCCGTACTGTAGGATCTCCCCGGCCCCAACATATTGAAGGGGTAGGAAGATGTTCTTTATCTGGGAATTGACCACGGCCATCCCAAGTTTCTGGGCAGACTTACTGCGGCCGTCCTGCCCCATGCCGCCAGCAAATGGCATAGTGTAGTCCAGCATATCGTCGCAGAAGAGTCGGGCTTGCTTCTTGAGCAACTTGGCGGCGTTACCGCCCATGACGGCGATGTAGGCGCCGAGGTGCTGTCTAAACTCCTGCTCGTTGACGATTACACCCTTCTTTACCTTGATGGTTCCTTGGGGCGTAATCATTGCTCCTTGGTCTGCACCTTGGCTACAAGCCACGCAGACGGAGGACGATTGGCGATAGCCACGATGCGGTAGTCCTGCCCATCGTAGTTGACGATATTTCCGTAGGCAAACAGGCCGGGATGGGTAGAGGCCACAGTCCTTAGAACCTTAACCTCAAAGGTGGTCGAGTTAAGGAAGCCACCAGTCTCCATGTCCTGGAGAACCATCGGCTGGGTTACCATAGCCTTAAAGGCAACAGGGGTGCCGCCAGGGACATTCTTGATCGTGATGTCCTTACCTACCTCGTTAAGGATAGATAGGGCATCAGCCGTGAACTCATCCCAGATAGACATACAGTTGGCCTGTGGTCAAAAGAAGAGGCCCACCACTTGTGTGGTGAGCCTCTCTGCATTGGCGCGGCGAGGGGTGGACTTCACCCCTCTGAAACTTACGCGAAGATGATCTTCTGGAGAGCGTCCGGGTTGCCCTTCGCAGAACCGACGAGCCAGTTGGCCGACAGTTTGTGAAGACCAGCCGACCAGTCGTACCAGTAGCGCAGAGCGTACGAGAACTGGCTGTCCGGGTCGGTAACGATCGTCTGTTCGCCACCACCAGTCGTGGGAGCGGCAGGAACGCGGGTCACGACAACGAGACCTTCCTTGCAGGAGACAACACCATTGAGGCCCGCTTCGATGCCAGCGGCGTCAAAGCCGTTGTACTCGAAGAAGTCGATTCCGTGGATCATACCGAGGCGGTTGCCACGGATGACTTCAGAGGTACCGATGGAGAACGCCTGGGCGATCACCGGGTCGGAGATCAACTGCTGGTAGGCATCGGGGCTGATAAGAGCCGAGCGACCTTCCTGGGGGAGGTTGGCCTTGGTAAGGCTCTTGGCGATGTTGGAGACAGCGATGCGGTTGAAGGCAGACTGAGCGCCGTCATAACCATCGGCGAAGGAACTATCAACCTTGGTGAGAACCTGGTCGAACAGGGACTTGACGACAGCGTTAGCCATCGGAGCCATGAAGAGGCGACGGAGGCGTTCCATCGAGAGCGTGGCGACTTCGTAGTCGGTGAACGCAATGGTGACATGCTTCTGGTCAACGAGGGTGACCGGGACATCGGTAGAAACGGCGTCCTGCTCAACGAAGCCAGTTGCGCGGGCGTAATTAGCGGCCGTGAACTTGCCAGCGTAGCGGGTGTGGACAGTCGTACCGCGCTCGGCGACATAGGCGCCGAAGTCGGTGACTGCGATCTTGGTGAGGGGCTGGAGTTGCGGGACGAGCGTCCGCAGGGACTCTTCAGCCACCAACTGGAGGGTCAAGCCTCCGATAGCGTTAGACATAGTAGTGTATTAGGGTTTGAGGGGGAAAGATTAACGAATGCCAGCAAGGCGCATAAGAGCGCTCTTATTGAGATCGTAGAAGTTCTGAGCGGCCTTGGCGTCGGACTTCTTGAGGAGCGCCCATTCCTGGGCAATCTCTTCGTCCGTCTTGGAGACGGCGTTGGCTTCAACCGGGCTGACCTCAACAGGGTCAACGCCAACGGAGGCGGCAATCTTAGCGGCCTTCTTGCCAGCGGTCTCGAAAGAGGCTTCAAGGGCGATGTACTTCTTAGCGGCCTCGGCGAGGGCGCTTTCCAGTTCGACAATCTTAGCGGCCATCTTCTCGATGGCGCCAGAGGCTTCGGCGATCTTGGAAACAGAAGCGGCCATCTCGGACTCCTTCGCGGCAAGGGCTTCCTTGGCGGCGGCGAGTTCGACAGACGAGGCTTCGGCTTCAGCGGCCTTCCCGGTGAAGGCTTCCTTGAGCGAATTAAGGCGTTCTTCGATGGTCATAGCAGTTATTGCTGTTGGCCTGGTGTCAAACGATGTACTCGGACAGGACATCTTCCATGCCACTTACGATCCCGGTCACGAAGCCCTTTTCAGCGGCCTTTTTGCCAACGAAAGACTGACCCTCCATATCCTCGTCCTTGACGAACTTTCGGACGGATTTCACAGTTTCCTTGAATTCGGCGTGGGTCTCATTGACATCCTCCTGGAGGTACTTGCGCTGATCGTCGGTGAGGCTGGTTCCTTCCATGCCGATGGCCTTGTACTTGCCAGACTTAATAACCTCCATCTTGACTCCGTCCATAGCGTAGGCTTCCGAGACATCGGGGAAGGCCATGTAGACCCCGACCGATCCAACCTCGGCAGACTTGGTGACATTGAAGGACTTAGCCTGGGAGCCAAGGTAGTAGGCGGCAGAGAGACAGGCGGTCTCGCAATAGGATTCGCAGTACTTCGGCATCGTGCGGATCTTCTCAGCGAGTTCACCGAGACCTTCGGTGCTACCGCCGGGAGAGTCGATATCAAGGAGAACCTTCTCAACGGAGTGGTTGGCGAGTGCCTCGTCGATATTTGCGGAGATGTCATTCACATCAACGCTGTTGCACATCTTCTCGATGTCAGACAGGCCGCGACCAATGACCCCCTTGATAGGGATGATGGCGGTCTTGCCGATGATTTCCATCTTGGGCTGTTCACCGAACATCATCTTAAGGATATCGGCCACATCTCCCGCCTTGGTGTCCAGGTTGACATCAAGCGCCTGGAAGCGATCAATGTGGTTCTTGGCGAGAGAAGGATGGATCATCATAGGACGCCCGGTCTTCATCGCTTGGATAAGTTTTCGCATAGGGTATAAAAAATAAAAGAAAAACGGATTACCCCTCCGGGTCTTCCAGTTCGTCCGACTCGGCGTCATCGCGCTCGGTCTGAGTCTCCTCGGACACCTC